TTTAATTGCGAGCCTAAACTCTTTTGGACTATATGCTGCTGAGTCAATTGCCATGACTATTTATCCCCTTTTGATTTTACTTCTTTAACATAATCTTTTGCTTGCTCAGGAATGCTTTTAACACTAACTGACTTTCCTGCATTAAGCTCTCTTTGTACTTCGGGATCAAACCCCATGTACGAATTAAATATTGGTATATTTTTAATTGCTTTTATTTTCAAGACATAACCTCTTCTACTGTTGCAATAAAGTTAGCTTCTACTATTACATAATCAGGCGACACATCATCTTCTACTAAATTGTAATTAATAGAGTCTACACGGCCATCATGCCAGAAATATGTAGCCCCACTAGTGTAGTGACTATTGTTTTTAATTAATCTTTTAAGTCTTTCTCCAATCTCCATTGAAGGTGATACATGAGTGTTTTTCGCCTTTTGTCCTGAAGAATGTCTATAATATCTTATCTGTACGTTATAATCCCTTAGCTGACTATCTACCCTCTCTTCTACTAATGAATCTGCTATAGGGCTAAGATTAAACCATTGTGAACCTCTGATCTTGAACTCTTCATCATAATGAATAGCTCCACCAAACTCATTTGCAAGTAAACTTTCGAGTGGGTCAAGAATGTTTACTTTAAAGGTATTTACATAAGTTATCATCTATAGACTTGGCCTGACTTAATGGTCCCAAAATCTTCGTTACCACCTTGTACAATAACTGACCACTCGTCTCCTGTTGTGTAAACTCCTTCAGAGAAACGAATTGATAATCCATAGGCAAGCCCCTGATAGTTACCATCAATAAGCTCAGGATTAGATTCCTCTGTAGCAATACCCTTTACACCCATTGATAGAACTTTGTACTTAATTGTATTGTTTTCTGTTTTAGCACTAAATGTTCCACCCTGAGTTATTACGACTCTAATATCGTCCCACTCTATTCTAGGTGGTGCATACTCTCTTACATCCTCAATAACACCTGTAGTATTTGCATTTACGTTAACTTCAGTAATAATACCACTTAGGCTTCTAGATGAAGCTTCGTTCCAAAGGGTGTATTCTCCTCTTTTAAGTTTATCCATTAATCCCTGACCTGCTTCAAGGTCAAAGATCATTGACTCTATCTCCATTGCTTTTTCAGGGTCTACTGATCGTATAAGGTCAGCAACGGCTAAGGCAGCATTGCTTCGTATTAATACAAAGTCGTATTGTCTTTCTGATGCTCCCTGACTAGTGTCTTTCTTTCTTTTGTATATAGGTCTGTTGATATAGGACCTGATTCTATCTGCCTGCTCATTTACTACCTTTTGCTTTAAGGTAGCCCAATCCTCAGATGCTTCAAACGATGTGCCATTTAAAGCAGAGGTTGAAGAGCTTGCTAGAAAGAACTCAACAGAGTCAGATGCAGAATCATACTTATATTCATTATCTGCATTTGGTGTATCTGTAACCGCAGTTGCTTCTGCTGAGTTTATGTATAGCTGACTTATATAGCCACTATCATTAAGTTTATAAAGGTTTGTAGTGCCTGTTGTCTGCCAATTTGGTCTTAGCAATCTTTTACGATCATAATTGTCTACGTCAGCAAGAATTGCTTGTAAGTCTGTTGTTATATTGCAAAATGCTTCAAATCTTGTTGCCATTATGCTAATCCTATAGTATCTGTATCATTTAACTGAGTACCTGTGATAATTGTAACATTAGGTATTTCAGTCTTATGTATTATTTCAAGTATTGTTGTGATTACGATACAATCGTATGGGGTAATCTCACTAAATATGTTAGACTTTATCTCAGGCTCTAGCTTTTTAAGCTTTTCTAAAGCATTAATTACGTTCTCAATCTTCTCTGCTTCTGTCATGGCTTTATCTCAAAGTGAACATAGTCATTAAAATTTTGAGAACTATCTGTGCCTGTTTTATTTGCGAGTCCTCTACTAGTGAATATCTGGTCCTTATTCCAATCTCCACCCCAACGAATATCCGCACCTAGTCTCATACCAATCACTTTAATAATGCCTGCTAGATAGAAGAATCTTTTTATGTCTTCAAAATTCACAGGATATGGAGCTATATCAACGGCAAGCCCATCCATATGTCTTGAGTGCATTACCTTTGTTTTGCCCTGATCATAGAGCTCTTTCTGCCTTCTTTTCGTCCTGAGCCCTTCTATGATTGTAAAGTCGTATATCTTTATTGCTTCATTTAAAACATTAACTAGCTTAGGGTTAACACCCTTTAATCTGCTTTTTGATCTTCTACCGAATCTTGGCATTACTTTTTCTTTTTCTTAAAGAACTTATTCATTTTCTTTTTCTTCTTAGGTGGTCTACCTCTTTTAGACCCATATGTGCCCTTCCCTTTTGGCATTTTTAACTCCTTACCATTTTACTTTGTTTGCCCAATATGCAGCAGACATCTTTCCTCTGGCAATGTTTTTACGATGCCTAGCTTTGAAAGATTTTCTTTTTGCCCTCATTCTAGCAGACTCTCCTCGTTTAGGTTTGCCTGCCGTGCGAGCTCCCTGCTGCCCAAATCTTATTAGCTTGACCCTACTACCTGACTTAGCTAATACAACGTGTGATTTAGACCTATGTCCAGGAGTTCTTTTAGGTTTATTATACCCCTTTAGTCCAAATCTTTTTAATCTTGGGTCACGTTTTCTCGGCATTACGCTCCTAGCTTTTTACCGATAACTGCACAGATAATTTTCCAGAGTGCGTTTAAAAGTTTTTCCTCTGTTTTTTCATTGATAAAAGGAATATCAATTTCTTTATTTAGCTGACTAATTAAATCGCCTTTTACTTCATCATCTAATAGCCATTCTGCCATCATTTTTGCAAACATAGTTAACCTTTCTTAATGTGTTTTATTTTTAATAGTAAATAATAGATTGTTAAACACCCTATTATTGTTTGTAAGGCAAATGGAATAATGTCTACCCACCATACACCTAAACTAAAAAAGTTGACTCCAACTGTCTTTACTGAATCCATTTAATGCTTTCCATTTACCCTAGATAGAGAACCTTTTATTTCGGATACCTGATTATCTAGATCATTTATTTCTTTAGTTAAAGAATCAAATTTTCGGTCTAATTTGTCATCTGAGGAATTCCATCTTGCGATTAATTTTATAATCATTCCTTCCATGTTCTCTAAGGTTTCAGACTGACCTCTGTTTTCTGTTTTTAGGTCTTGCAAAGCTTCTGCCTGCTCCGACCCTCTTTTGTTCATAGAGAATACCATATACACTAGCAAAGCACCTACGATGCCTATCATGCCAGTCTCCGAATAAATTGCCATGAAATCCACTATGCTCTCCTGACTCTTCTTCTTGTTCTTTTTGAGTATTTTGCACTTTTCTTACCTCTTCTGTTTGCAGATCTTTTCTTTCTATTTTCGTATGCTTTTTGTGATGCAGTCATTGACCTTCTCACGCTTGCAGGAAGATACCTTCCTCTTTTTCTTCGTGGCTTTTTTGCATCTTTAGGGCTTAGGTAACCCCACTTTTGCTTTGTCCACTTCTTTAAACTTTTCTGTGACTTCCGTAATGCCATTATTTACGATAACCCCCACCTGCTTTTTTGTAAGCTCTAGCAAGCATTTGAGCCTTTCTTCCAGACCATTTTCCCCTCGGACCCCCCTTGCTACCTGCTTTAATTCTGTAAAATAATCTTTTTCTAAGTGCAGGTTTTGTATAATTACCTGATTTATTAACTGTTGACTTTCTTCTCTTACGAGCCATTATTTGTTTTTTCTTTTCTTACCCCAAGATAAAGGATTTAGTGATAGATTTAATTCCTTTTGATACCACTCAATTTGCTCTTGCATTTGTGCTATCTTTACTTCTTCCTGTTTTATATGCTTTTCAACAAGATCTCCAATGTTCTGATCTGCGAGTTCCATTCTACGCTCAAGATCTGCAATGCGGTTCGTAATCTCCATGTATCCATAAATAATTGCAGAAACGGCCACACAAAGTTGTATAAGCCACTTGATATTGATATGGAAAGAAAGATTATCATCCACCAATCCCGCCTTGTAACTTCGTGCCGTCTGTGGAACGTAATCTTTCTCATTGCTCATAAATCGTAACCTGCTACGGACCAACCACCATCACAACCTGTGATTGATGTGACTATTGCTATTATCATAGCCATCATAATAAACCACCAAAGTAAAAGCTTTTTTTCATTAGCCTTCACTAGACCATTCATCCTTTTGCATTTCAGCTATAGCTTCGCTATGTGATAATGCAGTAATACCACTTGTACCTTTTACTGCATCTAATGTGCCATCTGCTATAGGTAATTCATATTTAACTAATACTTTGCTACCATCTTTATTCCATCTTGGGCTACCAAGTTTCCCATGTTTAAACGCACTCTCCTTCCAAGTTGGCGATTGCAATGTGGTGGTATCAATTTCTTGAGTTGTGTACTTATACTCTTCTTCAACTTGAGGCACAGAATGAGGCTCTAGCATGAGTTTTTCAAGTAACTCAGCTTTGGTATCGCTTGATGAATAATCTACGTCACAATCGTCCATATAAGCCTTTATCTCTGCTTTTGTGTTATCACTTGAGGGATAATAGTCATATTTGTCTACCATTCTTGTAGCAGTTTTTTCAACATCCTTATATGTGTACTCATTCCAAGACAATCTATCAGCAGTTTTAAGTTTAGCAGGTAATGCTGATTCCCACTTTGCTTTTGTTAATATTAAATATGTATTAGTCATTTTTATGCTTTCCTTTGCCATGCTTATAATTTTTAGCTATTTCTCCAGATGCAACTGTTTCAGTATCTGCAACAGCAGTACCATTTGCCTTAAATCCACTTAATACTCTGTTATAAATTCTTAATTCATCTATTAAACAAGTGTCTATAGGAGATTCGTTTGATTGGTCACCAATCCATACCCCTTGATTACTTTCTCCAATAACTTCTGTTAAATCATCAGAAGTACCTTTCACTAAATCAACATATATTGCAATATTATCAGAAGCCAAACTTCTGTCGTAAGTAGCTACAACATGATGCCAATCAGTAGTTGTTCCAGATAAAGAAAAAGTTGCTTTATTATTATTGTAATGATTTATTGTAAATCTAATTTCTTCATTATACATAGCTAATGTCCAACCATTTGTCCAAGAGCCTGTAGTAGAATTAGTTGCAATTATATTGTAACCAGTTGAAGTATTATGAAATTTTATCCAACATTCTACTGTTATTGCATCTCCAATAGATGTTGCACTTAATCCTTTTGTGTAAGGAAGTTTTAAAAATTCTGTATTATTACTTAACCTTAACACATTGCTACTTGGATTTTTAAAGTAAAACCCAAGTCCATCTCTGTTTGAGTTAAGTCCTTCTCTGATTGTTATAGAATCTGGTGAGCCTTGTACATCGCCATCATTTGCACCAAGAAAATTGACTCCATTTAGTTGTGAGGCATGATGATTGTTGCCACTCCTATCAAGTATTTTATTTGTACCTGTTGTATCTGGATTAGAGTGAGTAGGGTTTAATAAATAATAAGCTAAAAGATTAGTAGAGTATGATGTGGTTAAATCTGTATCCCTACGACCAAGATTATATATTTCAGATACTTCTATACTACTTAACTCTTTAGTCCATATTGCTGTTTGCCCTATAATTCCTGTAAATGATTGCCCCGCACTACGATACAAACCTACTTGAGTGGCTTTACCATTAACATCCATGTCTGATGTGCTTGGGAATGTTCCTGTTGCAGTTCCAACAGGAGAACCATTTAAATACAATTTAGTATCAGATTCACTACCTGCTTTATATACTGCTAAAACATGATTCCAATCTGTATCTGTAAAATTTTCTGTTATTCTCCAAGCATAATCAACAAGAGAAAATGTAAGCTGATTACTACTATTTATAAATAATGTAAAAATACCGAGGTCAAAAGGGTCGTAACCTATATCAACTAATCCTCCTGCAAGATTTATTTCAGTTCTTTTAAACCATACTGAAATACTTAAATCACCTGTATAATTATCACCTAAAGCATTACCAATACTATTATTATTTTGTATATAATGATTACTTACACCATTAAATCCTATTGCTTGTATATCACTTCTATCAGTCCATGTAGTTACACCATCGTTTCGCCAATAGCCTAATAAATAGTCATCAGCTTTACTATGTGTAGTGGCATCTAATGCTACACCATCTGC